CTCTCTCACTTTCTCAAATAGGGGTGGCCTTCGGGCCACCCTACTAAATGTTCACGTTTTGTTCTCATTTTTATACCATTTTTACGCTTGACAAAAGCGATGTTTTCTGATATACTGATAGAGTATAAAACAAAGGAGAACAATGAAATATAACAATAAAACAATGACAGTTGCCGAGTTTACTGAACTTAAAAAACAAGGCAAAATCAAACTTGATCCATCATTTCAAGTCGGTACAGACAAAGAAAGTAGATGGGACAAAAGACAACAATCAAAATTTATTAAATCAATTCTATTCGGTAGTGCTCCGTCACCTTTTATTTTAGTTGACATAGACGCTGCTTTAGACTATAACGAAGGTATTGGTATTGATGATGATTCTATTGAGTACTTTAAACAATTAAAAGATGAAGGTTACTTATACGTATCAGTTGACGGTAACAATAGATCAATCTCATTAAGAAACTTTGCAGATAACGAGATTATAGTACCTAGTGGTGACTATGAAACATTAAAAGGTATTGTATCAGTTAAACCTGGTAAGAACAAAAACAAAACTCTAAACAAGTTGCTTTTAGATAAACTAAACAATTCAGAATTATCATTTGCGATTTATACTGAAATACAAAAGATTAACTTACCTGTATTATTCAGAAACGTTAACGATGGTGTGCCATTGAATGGTCAACAGATCAGACAATCATACCCTAGTAAGATTGCTCAGTATGTAAGAGATAAAAGAAATACATTTGAAAAGTCTTTAAAGAACTTTGTAAAGAACAAAGAGTTTATAGTTTTAAAGGCAGATGAGTTTATTGCTAAGTGTATTGCTTACGCTGCTTACAACACTACAGACAAAAAGACTTTAGATAAAGTTTACATGTCACCTACTGGTGAGGCAAACAAAATAGTAAGACCTGGTAAGACAGATAGTAAATTCAATAGAGTGCTAAATACAGTACTTGACACTATCAAGGTCGGTACTGCTAACTTAAAGAAATCAAGTAATTCTATATTTGACTATTTTTGTATTTCATACGATTATAAAATGCAGAATGTTAAAATAGAGAAACCAAATGACTTCTACAAGTTATGGTTAGAAACAACTGGTAAGATGTTTGCTGATGAAAAAACAACTTACGATTCACCTAAACAAGGTGATACAGAAAAGTACAACTTTAAAACTCTAACTAGAAAGATCGGTGATGAGTTTAGAGTGTACAGACAGAAATTAGTAAAAGATAAAATTGAAGACAATGCTTTTACTGATAAGATTTTAGTACAACAAGAAGATCCAGATGATTATTTTTCATATGATGATAAAGTAAAAATGTGGGAAAGACAAAAAGGTAAATGTACTAGAACTAAAAAAGAAATACCTTTTAACGAAATTGCTGACTTTACGAAGTGGCACGGTGACGCTGTAATACCTAAAGACAAAGGTGGTACACACACTTTAGATAATGGTGAATTGATTGACGCCACTTTCAATGTAAAGAAAAGTAATAAGTTAATCTAAAAAGTCTTTAAGTGGTCTTCGGTTAGTATCAGAAATTTCATGTTTCGTTTTATACACCAAGCATACGCCGTTGACCACTTTCTTCTATTTTTCTCATAAGTAATCAACGCATTTTTATAGGTACGAGTTTCACGTAAAGGTTTTTTAGGTTTACGTGTTTGTGCTTTAGGTTTAATCTCTACAACAAACTTTTTGAATGTGCCGTCTGATTGTCTAACTTTCATATAGAAATCAGGATAGTATCTATGTGGCCTATTGTCAACTGAACGATAATATATTGCTATTTCTTCACTACCCCATTCCATCACAGCCCTAGTTTTATCACAATAAATCATAAAACGTTTCTCCCAACTAGACCTATAAATAACATTGTTTACATTGCCTTTGTATTTCTGTGGGTTGAGTGGTTTGTATATACCTGAATAAGGGCGTTTATCTGGATTCTTCAACTTCTTCATAGAATCTATTTATTATCAACATAAATAGTTGTATGGCAAGTGTATTTGATACAATCAAACAAAGAGCAGGAGACGCTGAAAAATCTGCTACTTGGTATAGAAGTCAAGTAAACAAGATAGCAAGCAACACGACTGCTAGACAATTGTTTAGACAAAACAAACTAAATGGTCGTCCTAGTGTAGGCAGATTAAACTTATTTGGGTACAATCCTAAATTAAGAAAAACACTACCTTACTATGATGTGTTCCCATTAGTGTTGCCATTAGAACCAATATCAGGTGGGTTTATGGGTATGAACTTTCACTATCTACCACCTCTATTGAGATTTAAACTATTAGAACGTATGCAGGCAAGAGCGTCTGATACAAGATTTGATAAGAATACAAGATTTGAAGTCAACTATGATGATGTAAAGAATGTGAAAATAGTAAAACCAACAATAAAGAAATATTTGTACTCATATGTACAGACAGGTTTTTTAAGAATAAATGCTGATGAGGCTGCAACAGCGATTTATCTACCTGTACAAAGATTTAAAAAGGCGTCTGTAGGACAAGTTTATGCAGATAGTAGGAGATTTATTTAATGTCATTAATTAGTATAGGCAAAAGAATAGGTGACATGGATATACGACTAGGTATACCACCTAGTAAACCACAATTCAGTACAACAGAAACAAATAAGAGATTCTCATATAACAACGTATCATCTAATTACAATTCTGTATTCAATGAATTTAGATCAGGTCTAACACAAGCAGGTGGGTTAGCTAGACCTACACAATTCTTGTGTACGATTGACGGACCACAAAGTAAAGCATTACCACGTGATTATGTTTATTCTGATTCAACAGGTGGTAAAAAAGCAGCAGCAAGATTAAATAAAAGTGCTAGATTAGCAGGTGCAATAAAAGAGAATTTACAATTAAGAATGGATCTATTCTGTTCTAACGTATCATTACCAGGTAAAACAATTACAGATGATGTAAACGAAACATATTATGGTCCTAAAAGAGCGATAGCAAAGAACGTTAGCTTTGAAGAGGTCACATTAGAATTTTATACAAGTGTCAACTATGATGAACGATTATATTTTGAGGCATGGCAAAACTCTATAGTTGATCCTATTACACATAACGTAGGTTACTATGATGATTATGCTACACCGTGTATGATTACAATTACACCATTACATAAATCATTTACATCAGCACTTGCTAACTTTCAATCATCAGGTGACGCAGTAAAAGATAGGGAAACAATACGTAAGAGTTTAGGCGACTCATCTGGTTTCACATCATATCAGGTACAGATGTACGAAGTATGGCCTAAAACTATTGCTTCTACACCATTGTCATATGACGCTCAAAATCAATTAGTAAAAACAAGTGTAACATTTACATACAGAAACTATGCTACATCAGCATGGAACTATTTAAGACAAGGTATGGATGTAGAGAATAGAAGAAACAAAAAGAATAGATTAGAATATAGATCAAACACTACAGCACTACAAACTAACTTTTTAGATAACTTACCATTCGGTATAGGTAACGAGATAGGTAGAGCAGGTAGACAAGTTTATGAAAAGTTAAGAAGAAATTTGCCCATTGGGCGAGTAACGGGAGGGCGTGTGTTCCCGAAAGGTCTACCAGACCCTAAAATCATACGTGATATATTATATTAAAGGAGTAAATAATGCTTAATTTTATGAAGACGCCTGAGCATGACTTGATATTGTCAAACGCTGTGAAGGTAAAGTACAGACCATTTTTAGTAAAAGAAGAAAAGATTTTGCTGATGTCTGTAGAGAACAATGTAGAACAGGAGATGGTTGATACACTAATCAAAACTGTTCAAACTTGTGTGTTGACAGATGGTGTTGATGTTACAAAGTTACCAGTTTACGATTTTGAATGGTTATGGTTAAACATAAGATCAAAATCAATAGGTGAAACTGTACAACTTAAACTAAAATGTCCAGATGATGAAACACAGGTTGTAGATTATGATTTTAATATTGAGAGTGTAAAACCAGACTTTAGTAAAAAGATTAATACACATGTACCTTTTTCTAAAGATTACGGTGTGATAATGAAAGTGCCTACTATAATTGAAGTGTCAAATAAGAAGACTATAATTGACCTTACAGTTAACTTGATGAGGGATTGTATTGCTCAGATTTATAATGGTGATGAGGTGTTTGAAACAAAAGACCTTGAACCTAAAGAACTTGAGCAGTTTGTTGACAACTTGACTATGCCACAATTCAAAAAATTAAAAGACTTTTTTGAACAGTTGCCTATCATAAGTCATACAATCAAATACAAGAACCCTAAATCTGGTGTAGAACATGAAATGTTATTACAAGGGGCTTCTGATTTTTTTCAGTTACCCTCTTACATGAAAGCCTAGAGAGTTTTTATAGGACAAACTTTGCTTTAATGCAATACCATAAATACTCATTGGGTGACCTTGAAGGAATGTTACCATGGGAGAGGGAAATATATGTTGATCTATTAGTACAGCATATACGAGAAGAAAACGAGAAGATAAGAGAAAAACAAAAACAAGGGAGATAATATGAATTTCTTAAAAAATATGTTCACACAAGGATGGGCAGGATTCAAATATGGTGTTAAATCACTATGGCATTTCATTGAGGTAGAGATACCTGAAATGATGTCAAACTGGAGACTAGTACCAAGACTATTAATGCTTGCTTATGGTTGGGCATTTTTAGATGTAATCAACTGGTTTATGATGTTAGAAAATCCTAACAACGCACAGGCAGGGTTAGTGTCAGTAGTCGTTGGGGCTGGTGCAGGTTGGTTTGCAATATATGTAAATGGTAAACCATCAAAGGTTAAGAATAAAGAATAATGGCAACAGCACCTACATCAAAAATATTTAAGAAGGCTTCAGCAGGCAACTTCAAATCGATTCTTAAAAGACAAAAAGAACAAGAGTCTGACCCGAAGTTTGCTATATCTGATTCATTGCAGGAGTTTCAAGCAAAACTTGAATCGAATGCTGGTTACACAAATCAGATGAAACTTGACAAGGCAAATATACGACAGGATATAGTTAACTTTGTAATAGACTATACCGTGAGCGACCTTGACGCATTGAAAGGTATGGATTTTGATGAGGCAAAGACACAGCAAGCAACTACAGAAAAGAGCATAAAGGAGTTTGAAGGTCTTTACAGTAAAGGCGTATTGAATGATGAAGAAATTATATACATCAAAGAAACTGTGGGTAAGACGAATGCTGAATTAAAGAAGATATTAGGACTATCAACTAGATTATCATTATCATTTAGAGATTTTAAGAAAGAATTAAAACCTCTTAAACTTGCTAAAAGAATAGGTCTTACAAATGTACCTATCATAGGTAAGAAGATAGAAAGAGCAATTGAATCTGAAGACAGAGCAGAAGCACGTGGTCTACAGATGAAAAGACAATTACGTAGAAAGTCAGCAAAAGCAGATTTAAAATCAGGCGATACATCAGCACCTCAACCAGACGCAGGCTCAAGGGACGATAAGGAAGATATTGCAAAAAGAGCAACAGGTGGGTCATTAGGTATGGATCTATCTATGCCTAGTTTTGGCGATAATGAAGACGCTACAGAAAATGAAAGAGAATCAGATAAACAATTTGATACATCATCAAATTTATTAGAAAAAATTTACGAAGAATCAAAACTTACAAACGAATTACTAGGTGACAATGAGAAAAAGAGTACTGGTTTATTGGGAGGTATCGCTGCAAGTTTATTAGGTGGTGGTGCTATTGCAACAGGCCTAACAGCAATGAAATTGAGTTTGGCTAATAGTATGAGAAGTTTAGTTGGCTTACCACCAAAGGCAGTAAAAACACCAGTAGGACCTGTAGGCACAGCACCATCAAAGACTGTACCTAAAGGTGCAAAAATGGTTACAAAGGCAGGTGCTCTTACAGCCGCAGGTGCTGGTACAACAGCGACAGCTGCAATAACAAAAACTAATAAGGATGCTCTTGTTAAAAACAATATTAAGAAGGGTGCTAAAGTAGCAGGTAACGTAGCAAAAGGTGCCGCTAGAGTTGCAGGTCGTTTATTCTTACCACTTGCAGCCGTGATGTCAATATTTGACGCTGCGTCTGGTGTAGCACAAACAGGCGAATTACTTGGTAAAGATGAAGAAGATTTAACATTTAGAGATAAGGCGTCAGCAGGGTTCGGTGGTTTCTTATCAGGTCTTACATTTGGTTTGATTGATAAAAAGAAAACTGCTAAATATCTTGCAGGTGATAGTGACGCACCGTCTGTTGCTGAACAGCATGATGATTTAGGCCTTATAAAAAACGACAGTAAAAAACTTTCTACAGTAGAAGAATTAAAAGCAGACAAAATAGATAAACTTACAATAGGTACTGGTGTCAACGGTAACACTAATATAAACACCACAAACATAGACTCATCTAGTAACGTAAATAAAACAGAATATGGATCAACAACAATAGGTACTAAAAATAACGACCACTTGGTCAAAGAATTTAGTATGATACCTTAATAAATATTAATATGAAAGCATTTAAAGCATTAACAACACTAATTAACGGCCTTAAAAACAAAGGTAACGTTTTACAAGGTCGTAACATACCGTCATTTAGAACGATATCAAGTAAAGCAGGTGTTATAAATTACAACCCTGGTAATGCAGATTACACATCAACAAGACACTCAATGAGTAATAACTTTTTTGTGTACCCTATAAACCACGAAGACCAAGAGCATTACATGTTGTTTGATATTATAGAACGTACAAAAGACGCAACAAAAGAATCAGGACGAGTAGGTAATAGAAACCTAACAAAAAGAGCAGATAATTTAGATAAGGTTGTTTATAATGCAAATAGATTTTTTAGTGAGGGTACTGCTAACATAGGGTTCGGCATACCTACAGGTACAGGTTCTGCTAGAAATATAAAAAATACAATTGCAATATACATGCCACAAACATTAAAATTCAATATGCAGGCTGATTATGGTGCTGAAGAAATCGGTATGATAACAGGTGCTATGGCAAAAATAAAAGACGCATTTAATAGTGGTGACTTCTTTGGGTCTGATTTAGGCGCAATTGCAAGTCAGGCAGGTAAGGCAATATCAGGTGTAGGTGCATTTGCAACTGGTGGTCTAGGAGCTGGGGTCAACGCTGCTATACAACGTAGAACAGGTATTGCACCAGCAGCTATGCAAGAGATGATATTCAATGGCATAGATTATAGAAACTTTAGTTTTACATTTAAATTTACACCACGTAGTAAAGAAGAATCAGATGTGGTCAATAAGATATTACATGCTATCAAAGACGCTATGTTGCCTGAAAGATACGGTGATGGTAGTAGTATTGCTGCCTACAAGGTACCACATGAATTTGTAATTAGATTTATGAAAGGTACAGCAATCAACCCATACATAGATCAAATAGGATTGTGTGCTTGTACAGGTGTTGATATAGATTATGGTTCAGACAAATTTAGTACACACCCTAGTGGTGATCCTGTAACGATAGACGCAACATTAAGTTTTAGAGAACTAGAACTAATGGAAAGAAAACGTTATAACGAATTAAGGTTATCAGCAACAAACGCACCATCAACTGCTGATACGAAAGGAATATAATGCCATCATATTTTGAGAACTTTCCTAAAATTTACTATGACGCAGTAGGCAAAGGTGATTTCAAGTTAGTCACAAACCTATTAAGACGTGTACAGATTAAAGAAGGATTAAGAGAAACGGCTGCTCTATTTGACCTATATGACGTAGGAGGCGAAGACACGCCAGAGTCAGTATCAGAGCAATTTTATGGCGATCAACGATACTATTGGATACTACTGTTATTCAATAATGTTAAGGATAGATTTTACGATTGGCCTTTACCTCAAGCAGATTTTGAGAAATATGTAGCAGACAAGTACAACACTCCTAATGGTATACATCATTACGAAGTTGCTCAGTCTTCTGGTTCTACATCTTCATTTGACGAATCACATATGATACAAGTTAACAGCACAGAAGCAGGTGCTATTGCTGTGTCTAATTACGAGTACGAATTACGAATACAAAATAAGAAGGCAAGGATTAAATTAATCAAACCTGAATTTTTAGAACTGATTACACAAGAATTTAAAACTTTGATAGGAGGATAACATGTCCGACCAAGGCGCTCCCAAATATGATGATTTTTTCAACCGATTCCCTGGTGATTTCAGAGCAGGTGAGATAATACTTTACAGTTACGGTGGTTCGCAGTTAGAGATATCAGGTATGACAGCCGTACTCAACGTCTACCAAGATTTAGATTCAGCATTTTTATCAGGCAACCTTATGTTCTTTGACAGCATAGGTGCAGTTAATAAATTACCTATCATAGGTAACGAGTTTTTAGAGTTTAAATTTAGAACGCCTATAGACGCAGGTGGTGATGAAGAAATGAACGCTACAAACCATAGATTTCAAGTGTATGAAAAACGATCAGTAAGATCAACACAAAACACACAGGCCGTTGCATTATTCTTTACATCAATCGAATCAATACGAAATGAGCGATTACGTGTATCAAAATCACTAACAGGTTCATATGCAGAAATGGTTGATAACATAGTCAAGTCAGACAAGACCTTACTTAATTCTAAAAAAGACCTATTCATTGACCCTACATTAGGCACATACAAATACACGTTTCCTAATTGCAGACCTGTTGAAGGTGTAAAGCACATGACGTATCTGTCAGAACCAGTCAACTACAAAACACCTGATTATATGTTCTATGAAAACAATAGAGGTTTTCATTTTAGATGTTTAGAGTCATTGTATAGAGAGAGTGGTGACTCAACACGTAACAGACCATTTGTTGCCTTTATAGATTTATTGTCAGCATTTAATCCTAATTTTAGTCCACCAGATGTAGAAGCAGAGTCGCCTATAACTAAACCATATTCATTTTCATTTAATGACTCATATAACACATTAAAAAATACAAGACGAGGCATGTTTGGTAGTACAACCTATGCACACGACCTAATAGATAAAAAATTTACAAAGAGCCGTATGTCATATACAAACTACTATGAACAGGCATTACACATAGACGCACCGACTGGTGCTGGTAGTGTATATCAAGGTATCATGCCACCTGGGCCTGCTGAGTTTGATGATGACTATACAGTAGATGACAAGTCATATGGTTCAACAAGTAAAAAACAGATCAATAGACTACATGCTAGTAAACTAACCAAGGCGTCAGGTGCTGACAATCGTAAGTATATGGATGATTATTTTGCTCGTGTGTTTGTTGTACCTGCTACTAGATCAAACCACAATTTCAATAGTGAGGGTACAGAATTAGATCCTAGAATGACAGCAAAACAAAACCTATCAGAAGCAACAAGAGATTACTTCTCTATGAACGTTGATGTACCAGGCAACTTTACATACAACATAGGTGACCTAGTATGGTGCGAAGTGCCATCATATAACGCTGCTGATATGACAACCGACAATAAGGTTATGAGAGAAGATGTGGTAGACCCATACCTTACAGGTCGTTATTTAATTAAATCATTACACCATCAAATTGATATGATAGATCAGAAACACACTACAGCCATGACTGTGGTTAGAAACGTATTTGCCAATGATTTACCAAACGCTGACACATTTAAAGCACAAGCACATTTCAGATCACAACCTATAGATGTAATAGGGTCAGGCGTAGATATATCAACATTAACGCCTATTAAGAACAAATTAGACGGCAAAATACCGTCACCACAGATTAGTAACGTAAATGACATTGCTAAGAAGTTAGGCGTAGATTTGAATAGTACAGACATGTCCATCAAGGATGCCGCTAATAAGGCGGTTAATAACGTCCTAAACAGTACTTCCAATAGAGTTTTGATGAACGAACACCTTGCAAAGATCAATAGCACAATACTACAAAGAAAGACTGTAGTAGAGAAAATCGCAGAAAAGGCCAAGTTAGCACTAGGTGGTATCAACCTATCTAACGTAAACAACATACCACCATCAATGAGAGGTAGTATGCAAGGTAACATCAATAGTTTTGTACAATCCTCAATGGTTGCGTTTAAAAAGAACTTTTCAAGTGCTAAGAGTTTCTTTAAGGGATTCTTTTAATGAACAAAACATTGAGCATCCTCAACGCTTATTGCGAGTTAGAAAAAATTTTACATAAAGGTTATGGCCACATGAGAGGACACAATAGAATAGACCTACAAACAATGTAAGAACGAACTATTATAGAACTTACAAAGGACCAAAGACAATTTGAACAATATGAAAGAAATATACACAAAAAGAGCAATGAATATAAGAGGTATCAACGATAGGCCTCTAGTAAGTGCTTCGCACCGCGGCGCCTACGCAATTCATTTAAATACGGATAAATATATGGAGGTGACCGCTTTAAATACGGCTACTTATGGGAAAAAATAAATGAGTACTACAGATTTTATGGGCAGAGATGGCTTCATCTGGTTCGCAGGTGTTGTTGAAGATAGAGCAGACCCGCTTAAATTAGGCCGAGTAAGAGTAAGATGTCTAGGTTTTCACACGGAAGACAAAGAGGCCTTACCTACTACAGATTTACCTTGGGCACATCCATTACTGCCAATTACTGCCAGTGGCATATCTGGCATAGGGCAAACTCCCCTAGGCCTTTTAGAAGGCTCGTGGGTGATTGGCTTCTTTAGGGATGCAGATACTAAACAAGACGCAGTAATACTTGGGAGTTTGCCTGGCAGACCTATTACGACAGGCTCTATCAATGCGGCCGAGGGCCTTGGCTTCTCGGACCCTAATGGCACCTACCCACGTTACGCAGGTGAGTCAGATGTTAATAGATTAGCACGGAATGACGCAGACAATCAGAGCATTACGCTAGAGGCTCGTAAGGCATTTAGAGCGGCCTCTTATACAAATATCCCTAGTGCAAATATACTCCCTATTGCAGATGGCATAGTAGATATAGCACAGTCGGAGGGTGATATATGGTCCCTACCTGAAAATACATATGCAACTGAATACCCTTACGGCCATGTATATGAGAGCGAATCAGGCCACCTATTAGAGTTTGACGACACGCCTAACAAAGAGCGTATTCTATTATACCATCATAGTGGTACTGAAACAGAAATCACGGCCGAAGGAACAAAGAACGAAGTAAACAAAGATTCAACTCATACGATAACCGAGAAAGACAATAAGGTCTATATCAAAGGGTCCTCTGACCTAACAATCGGTGGTCGCCATAAGATAATAATCAATGCAGATGG